GTGGACGACATCGATGTTGACGACCCGGACGTCACCGGCGAGGAAGAGATCGGTGTAGGTGGAACGGTGGCGCTGCCGACGCTGTCACTAAACGGTTCGCAGATCTCCAGCCTGATCGAGATCCTGTTGCTGGTAGCGACGGAGCAACTGCCGCGCGACTCCGGCTTGAACTTGATCATGATCGCGTTCAACATCGATGCGGACTCCGCCGAAGATATCATGGGCGATATCGGCGCGACGTTCTTCATCGAAGAGCCGGTGGACGTGGACGCCGGCAAGGTGGCGCGTGCCTCGCTCAAGCAGCGCGTGCTGTCGAAGGCGGCAGGTCCGGTGCAGAAGATTTCCGAGAAGGATATTCCGCGCATCGTGAATCGAATCACGCCGGAACAGATCGGCAAGAAGGCAGCGCCAGTCCTCAAGGATGCGGTGAAGCATTTCGGTGCGCGCGCGATTGTGGAAGTCGGTTCGGACATTACGTTCAACATGCGCAGTCCGAAGGTCGAGCGCTTCCTTAAGTCGTGGGCCGGAGACCGTATAGGGAAGAAGGTCAACGCCACCACGAAGGACGCGTTGCGTTCCGCACTGGTGGAAGGCGTGAAGGCCGGAGAGTCGACGAAGCAACTCTCTGCCAGAGTAGCCGGCGTGTTCGATGACGCGCGGTCATGGCGCAGTGATGCCATTGCCAGAACCGAGATGGGACGCGCCTCCAACTTCGGTTCTCTCGAAGGGATGGTGCAAGCCGGCATTGAAGAAAAGGAGTGGCTCACCACACAGGACGATCAAACTCGCGACTCGCATTCGGACATGGACGGTCAGGTGGTAGCCATTGATGCAGAGTTCGAATCCCCGAATGGCGGCACCGCGCAATATCCTGGGGACTTCGGCGAAGCGGAAGAGGATGCCAACTGCCGGTGCACGGTGCTCTCGCATGTTGGCAAGGCATCGCGCGGTGCGCAATGGAAGGCGACAGAGGCGGAACGAAAACCGTTTGACAAGGCACTGCGACGAGCATTGCGCCTTGGATTCGACGCGCAGGAAACTGCCGTGCGTGCGGCATTGTAACAGGAGGACGTGAATGATTCTCAAGCTGGGAGCAAGCCAGTTCCAAGCGCTGGTGCGGAAGCAGGGAGGCGCGAAGGTTGACGATGAATTGCTTGTGGTGAAGGCTTCACCGTTCATCGATCTGAAAGCGATCAACAGGGACCTTCGCACAATCGACTTCGTCATCAGCGACGAAGGCGTGGACCGTGACAACGACACGCTGCGTCTGAGCGGATGGGACCTGGCGCACTATAAGCGGAACCCGGTGGTGCTGTTCGCGCACGACCACTGGAGTCTGCCCATCGGCCGCGCATCGGAGTTGGTGAAGGACAAAGCGTCTGGCCAGCTGCGGAGCAAGACGCATTTCATCGAGGAGGAGCTCAGCCCGTTCGCAGAGACCGTGTTCCAGTTCTACGCGCGCGGGTATCTCAGCGCGACGAGCGTTGGGTTCAAACCGACGGAGTGGGAGCCTGCGGCCGAGGAGGACAATCGGAAGTGGGGTCTGAACTATCTCAAGCAGGAACTGCTCGAGTACTCCGCCGTCCCAGTGCCGTCGAATCCGAGAGCGCTCACCGACGGCAAGGCGTGCGAGGACGGTATGTGCGGTGCGCTGACGCATGCTCGAGAGCATGGCGTCAACATCGCGCCGTTCAAGACAGCGTGGGAACAGTCCATGGACGAAGCGTCGGCGGTTGCGTTCATGGGCTTCGATCGCGAGGCACTGGACCGCATGCGCAGCATTGTGTTCGGCAAGGCAGCTGCGCTCGTACTGGCTGCGGAAGTGAAGCCGGTCAAGCTTGACTGCGGATGCGAGAACACCTGCGGATGCCCGCCGAAGTCGGCGGTGATTCCGCCGGTGGCTGCGGTGCCAGCGGTGCCGGCGGTTTCGGCAGCAACCGATGCGGAACTGACCGAACGAATTCGAGCGGTGATCACGCAACTCAAAAAGGAGGACGTAAAGGAAATCGACAGTCCGGAGTTCTTCATGTTGGAGGCAGATCCGGACGACATCGGAGTGACTGAGGCCATGTTGCGGGACACCATGGTGCAGGTGCTGGGAGCCGAACTGCGCGCCCAGTTGAATACGATCACAGGTCGCGTGGACTAGTCCCAGCGCGCACATTCGAAACGTCAACAAGGAGTTCATTATGAACGAGCAGGAAGCGAAAGCCTGGATGCTGAAGCACCTGAAGGAAGTCTGCGGTCCGATCGTCGCAGACATCGTCGGGGATCTCAACGCGAAGGCAACGAAGAACAGTCCCATCGATCCGGGGACCGGGACGCAGTCGGATCACGCAGCGAACGCGAAGCTGTCCCAGACCCGCAAGGGACTCGTGTTCGGAGGCATCGTCGCCGCACTCGGCAAGGCGAAGATGAACGTCGGTGCCGCGATCGACTACGCGGAGAAGACGTTGAAGATGCCGGACGTGGCGAAGGCGCTGACGGCCGGCGTCGGAGAAGAGGGAGGCTTCACGATTGGCGTGGAACACTCGGACGAGATCATCGACCTGCTCACGGAGCGTGCGAAGATTCGTCCGACCATCAGCAACATCACCGACCTGTCCGCAGGCGTGGCCGAGGTGAGCAGGCTCACGGCATCGGCGACGGTGTCGTGGGGCGGTGAGATCATGAAGATCCCGGCAAGCCAGCAGGGATTCGGCATGCTCACGTTGCGTGCGCGTCAGGAGAAGACGCTCGTGCCGATCAGCAACACGCTGCTGCGGCGCGGTGGTCCTCGGGTCAGCAACGCGATTCGATTCGACACGCTGCGTGCGATGGCGCTTGGTGAGGACCAGGTGCTGCTGCGATCGGAAGGCACGGAGCACCGGCCGAAGGGACTCCGGTACTGGGCGGTGGCGGGCAACATCGTGCCCATGACCGCTACGCCAACGATCGCCACGGTGTTCGGTGACCTGGGCGCGCTCGTGCTCAAGCTCGCCGAGAACAACGTGGGCATGACGGCTCCGGTGTGGGTCCTGGCACCGCGCACGGTGGTGGGTCTCATGACGGCGCTGAACGATCACGGCGATCCCGTGTTCCGTTCGGAACTCCTCCTGGGCAGGCTGTGGGGATTTCCTGTGACGGTCACGAACCACCAGCCCATCACGCTCAACCCGGCGGCCAACAAGAGCGAGATCATGCTGTACGACGGCGACGAGTTCACGCTGGGGCAGGGGCCGCAGCTGCAGGTCGCGCTGTCGGAAGAGGGTGTCATCGTTGACGACGCTGGAAACATCACGTCGGCGTTCCAGCAGAACATGACATTCATGCGCGTCATCAGCGAGATCGATCTCGTGGCACGGCATGCGGAAGCGATCGCGGTTCTGACCGGCGTCACCTGGGCTCCGGGCAACATCGCGGCGGTCTAGTCCTCGGCAGCATCCACTCACAACAAGGAGGAGACCATGAGTGAACCCATGCAGCCGGGCACAGCACACGCGAGCCAGGCTGATTCAGGAAGTCGTCGACGCGGCGTCTACGGACTCGAGCCCCAGGTGATCCTGGCCGACGACGTCGTGCAGGTCGACGCACTGGTCGGAGCGACCATCGATCGAACCGAACACGGAATGCCGTTGTCGGTGCAGTTCTGTTTCCCGGTTCGGATGCCTCTGCTCTCGGGTGAGCAGGCGACATTCGCAATCGAGGTGCAGGATGCCAACACCAGTGATCCGTTGGACCCCACGGTGAATTCTCCGGGATCATTTGCGGACTACGGGGCGCAGCCCGATCCCGTGATCATCCAGGGGAACGACGACGACAGCCCGGTGGAGACCACCGTGCGTGTCAACGTCGACATCAGCGGTGCTCGTCGGTTCGTGCGTGCCAATCCCACAGTCACGCTTCCCTCGGGTGTGGACGCGGCGATTGCGGGAGTCGTGATCGTTGGCGGGACCGAGTTCCTCCCGCTGTAATCGCAAACGACGGGGACGTCGCGGACGTCCTCGTCAACTTCAATTCGGAGGCAGTCTATGGACACAGCACGAGGAGTCGCACATTCCTCGCAGATCAATGCCGGCGCTCGACTGTTGGGACTCTGCTCTCAGCGTGCGCGGGTCGTGATCGCAGGGAGTGGCGCGGCGGAGACCCAGGACAATGCATGGCACCTTGGCAAGGTGATCGATCGCCTTGCACCGGCGTTGTTCCTGTCGGCGCAGAACGTCATCACCGTGCATCCGACGCTCAACGGCGGTGAGAACGTTACGATCGAACGGCGGTATCGGCACGATGTCGCGGCGGCAGGTGCGTTCACCGATGCACTGCCGTCGTTGCTGGATGCAGAGATCCCGCTGGTCACCGTACTGGCCGCAGATGTGGCGGCTGGAACGCCGTTCTCGTATCGCGACAATCTGGATCTCGCAGGCGCACGGCAGTTCGTGCGGTGCGATGTCCGGCTCAACCTGTCGCGGGCGAACACGGACGAGGCACGCATGGCGGCGGTGATGACGCTCGCAGGGACCGATTCGGATCCGGTCAGCTAGGTCTGCGATGGAACAGCCTCTCGTACTTGATCGGGCTGCAGCCATCACAGGGTGGATGAGTATGCGCGAGTTGACGTGGCTTGCCACAACGGCTCGTGCATGCTCGCTCATCGTTGAGATTGGCAGTTACCAGGGACGTTCGACGCGGGCGTTAGGCGACAACTGTCCGGGCACGGTCTACGCGATCGACCCGTGGGTGCCGCTTGCCTACATGCCTCCGCAGATAAAGCGACATGGGGATACGTGGCCCCACTTCACAAAGAACCTGCGGGATCTCCTGCAAATAGTCAAAGTGGTTCCTATAAAACACCGCAGTGTGGATGCGTGGCCGCATCTACTCCGACTGCTCGGTGGCCGCAAAGTCGATTGTGTGTTCATTGACGGAGACCATGATGAGCCTGCCGTGCGGCTCGACATTCAACTCGCGTTGCAGGTACTCAAGCACAACGGCATTCTGTCCGGGCACGATTACTCGCACAAGGACTGGGCCGGTGTGAAGGAGGTGGTGGATGAATTGTATCCAGGAATCAACCACGTGGATTCGATTTGGTGGACACGATGCGCATCATCATTCCCAGTGTGAACTACGCGGACTTCCTACTGGCCACGCTGCCGTCGTGGAGGCAGGCGTTGCCAGAGGCGCAGGTGACTGTGGTCACGACGCCGGGTGATGTTGCCACGATGACCGTGGCAACTCAACACGGTGCGCAGGTGTTGGAGACTCCTGTGTGGTTCAGCCGTATTGACGGACGACCCACGTGCTTCAACAAGTATCGTGCGTTGGATGAGGCACTGGCGTTTGCGAATCCGGCCGTTGGAGAACCTGTGCTGATGCTGGATGCGGACGTGGTGCCTGTGGGTCCGTGTCCAACTGCAGTTGAGGCGGATACGCTCGTCGGATGCATTCGGTATCTCGTAACAAATGTCGGAGAACTCTCCGCGTATTTGAAGAGACCGGTGCCTGGAATTCTTCGGCGGTTGAATCCGCTGCCGAACTCGAGCTATCCGTTGGCGCACGTGCCGCACGGATACTTTCAATTGTTCGCGTATCGATCGGGGATTGGGTTTGGCGACTTCCACAACGCCGCGAAGGGTGATTTGCGATTCGGCGATCACTTCAAATCGCTGCACTGGATACCTCCAAAGGAGTTTCACGTTCTCCATCTAGGCGCGTCGAGTCGGGCCAACTGGAACGGCAGAGTCCTACCGGCATTTACGTAATCTCGTTATGGAAAAGGAAAGAGGCAATGACACCAACATACGCACTCGTGATAGGAACGATCAACCGGGCACCACGGAAGAACTATCTCGGAGAGACACTGCGGAACCTCGCTCGCGCGGGCGTATGGGATTCTCCGGTGCCGTTCCGAATGGACATCGTCGACTCCGGGTCAGTCGACGAACGCAACTACATCGACACGCAGGTCTACCCGAACATTCCTCCGGGCTTGTCGAGTCACAAGTTCGCCGTGCACTTCCTGGACATGGCGACGATGAACATGAAGTCTCCGCAGTTCGCTATTTATCAGACGAGCGAGAAGTTGTCGCTGCGCCGATCACGGAACGCCAACGCGATCGAATGCCTGAAGATTGGTCTGGCGACTGGCGCTGAATGGATCCTGTTTGTAGAAGACGACGTGGACGTCTGCGGCGACTTCTTGGGATCCGTGGATCGCTGGCTGGCCGGACATGCGCGACGCAATCGGCATCTCTACTCGTTCTGCACACCGTACAAACAGATTCGTACGGTGCGTGCACGCGGCGGAACGGCGTGGGAGTTTCCGTGGAAGGCGTTTTACGGGAACCAGTGCCTCGTGTTCCACAAGCGTGACGCCGCGCTGGCTGCGAAGTTCATCGAGGACCGAATGAACACGTGGGACACTGGCCAAGGCTTCGACTTGCTGCTCAAGCACTGGGCTGCGGCCACATGGCCTGGCATACCCTCGTTGCTGTCCAGTGTGCCGAGCTTCGCCCAGCACATCGGCGAGGAGAGTTCGCTGCACTTCGGCCGGTTTCATACTGGTGCAGAGTTCGGCGGACCGGACTACGTGTACCAGGCGCAAGAAGTGCGGGTGAGCGAATGAGCTCGGTCTTGTGGGTGGGCGATGCTGTGTTGCAAACCGGCTTCGCTCGCGTCACGCACAACGTGCTCGACTACTTGCATTCGATCGGTTGGACAGTGAACTTGATCGGGATCAATTACGACGGGGACCCGAACCACGGGTATCCGTACGCCATCTGGCCCGCAGGCACAGGCGGAGATCAGTTGGGACGGAAACGTCTCGCCACGTTGAGTCAGCACTTGAAGCCGGATGTGATTTGCATCATCCAGGATCCGTGGGTGGTGGCGGACTATCTTAACAGCGACGTGTCGCCCACAATACCGATTGTTGCCTACATGCCGGTGGACGGGAAAAACATTTCGAAGGCTCCGCTGCTGAACGATCTGGCATGCGCTATCTGGTATACGAACTTTGGAAAGAAGGAAGCCACCATCGGCGGATACGAAGGCAAAAGCGAAGTGATTCCGCACGGTGTTGATCTGGCCGTATACTCTCCCGGTGATCGAGATGAAGCGCGGCGGAATCTCGGACTTGACGTGGCGTTGGCAACGCAGGGAATCGATTACCAAGATGCGTTCATTGCCATGAATATCAATCGCAATCAACCGCGCAAGCGGCTGGACTACGCACTGCACGTGTTTGCCAAGTGGTGGAACGCGGAGGGACGGCCGGACAACGCGTTTCTGTATCTGCACTGTGCGGCGGTTGACCTCGGGTACGACATCAAGCAGTTGGCGCGCTACTACGGAATCGGGAAGCGTGTGATCCTGTCTCGCGTCAAATACAGTTCACGAGACAGCGTGAGCGAAGCAGACTTGGCGAACATCTATCGTGCAGGCGATATCGGTTTCAGCACCACGCGCGGAGAGGGATGGGGACTGACCACGATGGAAGGCATGGCATGTGGCCTGGGACAAATCCTTCCAGACTGGGCAGCGCTCGGCGAGTGGCCTCGAGACTTCGCATACATGGTTCCAGTGTCGCATGTGCTGACGGAAGTGCGTGTGAACATTATCGGAGCGATGGCGAGTTCGAAGCACATGGTGGACGCGCTGCACATAGCGTTTACAAGTCCAGAGTGGCGGAGGGAGTACAGTCGAAAAGCGTTGGCGTGCGTTGCAAACCCGGCGTACCGATGGGAGTCGGTGGCGCAAGAATTTCACCGCGTTCTTACTGAGGTGGTCAATGGCGAACACAAGCAGCGATCGGAAGAACCCGACACCCTCGTTGACACCCGCATCGAAGCAGCAAGGGCTGCCGGCGAACAAGCAGATGACCGGGACGGCGTCGAAGCATCCTCGTAGGTAGGGCATCATGGCATTGACTGAACTCGTTCCGCCGACGTCAGAAACGCTGGCGTCGCTCGCGCGCGTAAAGCGTGAACTCAGTATCACTACCGAGGATGCCGTTCGAGACGAGCACATCAGTGAACTGATTTCAGAAGCCAGCGCACTGATCCAGAAATGGATCGGGTATCGGTTGTTGCGCGCGCGGTTGCGCGAGACAGTCGCTGGCGCAGGGCGATCGGAACTGTTACTCAGCCGCACGCCCATCGCGTTGGTGGAGTCCGTGCTGGTTGAGGACGAACCGGTCACCGCGGATCAGTTCACCGTTGAGCATGAGATGGGCGTGCTGTTGCACAACGAGGCGTGGCGATCTACTAAGCACAGTGGTGTATGGTTGAACGAATACGAACGGCCGGACGACGGACGGATGGCTGTGGTTGCAGACTACTGGGCCGGTGTCTTCGGTCCAGACGATAACATTCTGGCGTCCGGCATTTCGGTGGATGGCCCAACCAAGACGTACGCAGTGGTCGACCCGCCGAACCTCGTGGCTGGTGACGTGGTTGTGGCTGTGGGTTTCGCCGAAGCAGTGAACAACGGCAGTAAGACGGTGGCGTCGCGCACGGCCGCTACGATCGTGGTCACGAACGCACTGGTCACAGAAGCATCCGCACCGGAGAACGCGCGCATCCGAGTGCGCACGTTGGATCCGGCGTTAGAACGTTTGTGCGTGCAATGCGTCAAGGGTTGGATCCTTGGAGCCGACCATGACCCGGCAATGACCTCGGAGAAGATTGGAGACTGGTCCGCGTCGTGGGCGTCCGGAGATGTGGACCTCGCACACGAGTTGCCACCCGGCGTTTTGAAAACGCTTGAACGCTATCGGAGATACGTGTGAGCATTTTGCATTTGCTGAACGCAGTCGGCGGCGGATCGCTCCAACGCAATCGTCCGGAGCGTGTGAACGGTCATTGGTCCGTTAACTTCGTCGTCGTTTCTTCGTTTCCCGTGCGTCGCCCGTTCGCACCCAGTGGCGCTGAGATGATGCTGGCCGAGCGAATGGAAACGAAAGTCACGCACATCACGTACTCTGAGCCGTCTCGAGACGTGCGTCGTGGAGATCGAATTACGATCGAAGCCGTTGAGTACGGAGTGACTGCGGTACTGCCTCCGTCGAAGCCACACCACTTGAAGATAATGCTTGAGCGCAGGGAACATGGCGAGCTCCAGCCCTAAGAAAGGAAAGTGGCGAAATAAGGAAGTGGTGAAGGCCACTCGAGACGAAGTGGAAGTTCGCGTTCTGCGTGCATCTATTATCGTTCGAGACGAAATCAAGAGATTGTTAAACGTGTCGAATCCCGGAGGCAGGACCCCGAGTGCCGAAGGTGAGTCCCCGAGAAAGGTTAGTGGAGACCTACAGCGGTCGATTGTGGAGGAAGTGACCTCAGATGCAATTGGAGTGATCGGTCGAGTAGGTACGAATCGACCACAAGGACGTCGACTCGAGTTTGGATTTCGAGGAACCGATTCTGCTGGCCGTTCATTCTCGCAGGAACCACGACCGTATCTACGTCCGGGACTAGCGAATAAAAGATCGGAAGTTCGTGCAATTCTTGGAGTTCTCGGAATAGGGAGGACGAGGTGACTGAGATTGACAACGCACTTGACGAGCGCATGATGAGCGATAGCGACCTGACAAATCTGTTGGGCACGTTTCGCGGAATGCCGAACGTGTTCCTGATGTCGGAATTGCCGGACGGAGTTGCTCCGCCCTACATCGCTGTGCCCGCGTCGCCGTCAAGCGCAGCGCACGATACAAAAACTTCAGTTGGCCGCGTGCACATCCGCGACATCGGATGCTACACTGCGGCAAACGGAAGCCCAGCTGGCGTGGATGCGATCGCCAACCGGGTGTGGGAGTTGTTCCACCGACATCCACTGGTTGTGGCAGGGTGGGACAACATCATCGTCGACGTTCAAGGTCCGGTCGTCGCACCTACGGATCACACGTTGTACGGGCGGATCGTTACCGTCAGTATGACGCTCTGGAAGTCAGCCACTTAACGAAGGAGAAGCACTATGCCTCACGCACCCGACTACGGATCCGGTCAGGGAGTTCCCGTCAACGGGACTCTCGTGATCTTGCTGATTGACGGAGTGGTCGTCGGTCATCAGCGCGGAATGACAGTTGGCGAAAGCAACGCCAGCATTGACTACTCGTCGAAGGAGAAGCGGCATCGACGGGTCGGCTACGGTCGCTACGAATCCACGCTGTCAGTGGAGTCACTCTACGTGCCGAACGCGTCTGGCTACCTCGCGATCCAGAATGCGTCTCGCGACGGCACCATGGTGGAACTCATCCGCCGGGAACTCGGAGCCGATTTCGAAACTGCGCACGCGGTGATCACCAGCGTGTCAGGCGATTTCCCGGACCAGGGCGAAGCGGTGATCGCGGTTGACTTTGACATCGACGATGTCTGGGCAGCCGTTCCGTAACACTCAAGAGAGGGAGTCATGAACCACCAAGTCGTTCCTATAAATCTCGGAGGTAGGCAGCACAATCTACGGTTCGGCGCAATGGGAGCGTACCTTCTCCAGCGTGAAACTGGAGAGAGCATTCTCGAGTTCGCACAGAAAGTAGATCACAACACGCTGGGTTTCATGGATCTGCACGCACTGTTGTGGGCAGAGTTGGAAAGTTCACGAGCGGTAGAACACACACCGGCAATCCCGTGGACGATCGCCAGCGTGGGTGCGCTCATTGACAGCACCGCGGACGGAGACCTGATTGAGTTTTGGACTCAGAATCACGGCGCCATCGTAGCGGCGTTCCAGCACAGCTTCCGAATCACGATGAAGAACGCGGAGGAGTTGGCACGGAGAGCTGAGGTAGCGAAATCTCTCCCTCCTCCGAAGGCGGCAGTGTCGACTGGCGATTCCCCGTCAACTGGGGAGAGTGCCTCGACTATGCCGCCATCATCGGCTGTTCGGAGGAAGCGTTCTGGGGTCTCACGTGGGGTCAGTGGATCCGCACAATCCTAACGCATGCGGAAGTTCGTCGTCGTGCAGTCGATGATCTGAAACTCGGCGCGTACTTCACTGCGGCGTTGATGAAGCAGAAGCGGATGCCAACGTTGGCGCAGTGGATGATCTCGAGACGGAGTCGGTCAGTGGTGGGTGCGGAACGCGAGCGACTGAGAGAAGAACGAAAGTCAATCGTGGCCGAACTCGCAGATGTCCTAAAAAAGAGGAAGCACCGTGGCCCTCAGCGAAGCACTCGGCGAAGCCTTCATAGCGATACGCGGGGATCTGACAACCCTTAACAAGGACCTCGACAAAGCTAGGAAGACAACCGATGACGCCGTAGGAAAAATCGGCGACTCAGCGAAGACACTCGGCAAGGGTTTGACCGTTGGGTTGACCGCGCCGATTCTCGCCATAGGTGCAGCGGTCACCACGGCTGGTTTTCAGTTCAGCGAAGGATTGAAAACCATTCGTGCGGAGACAGGCGCGACGGGTCATGCGCTTGAGGAACTCGGAAAAGATTTCCGAGCGGTGTGGGCCGGTGGAGAGCAGAGTGCGGAGGTTGTCTCGAAGGCACTTGCAGATTTGAACCAGCGCACCGGTGCGCATGGGACAACGCTGCAGGTGCTGACGCGACAGTACCTGGACTTTTCAAGCGTCCTCGAAACGGATGTGAATCCGCTTGTTGAGGAAGGCTCGAAGATGTTCACGCAGTGGGGCATCGCTGCGGAAGAGCAGGCACTCAAACTCGACCACCTGTTGAAGGTGGTGCAGGCAACCGGCGTTCCTATAGATTCCCTGCTTGGAGGTATGGGAAGATTCGGTCCGCTGTTGCGAGAGATGGGCTTCTCATTCGAAGAGGCTTCCGTTCTGTTCGGTCAATGGAACAAGGCCGGGATCGCGGGCGAGCGCGGGATGATGGCGCTCAACACCGCCGCGCTGAAGTTCAGCAAAGACGGCGTCGGACTGCGCGAAGGCTTGTCCGTTATCATCGCAGAGATCCAGAAGCTTGGCCCTGGATCGGCGAGCGCTATTCTGGCGATGAGTGCGTTCGGAAAGAACGGTCTCTTGATGCGGGACGCGATTCTGTCTGGTGCGTTCTCCATTGACAAGTTGGTTGGTTCTATCGCGGCCAGCACCGAGACAATCGGGAAGGCTGACACGGCTGCTGACAGCTTGGCCGACAAGTTCCTGTCGCTGAAGAATAACGTGATGGCGTCGCTTGCGCCTATCGGTGTGCAACTGGTGGACGCGTTCGAGCGTATGCTGCCGGCAATCTTGCCGGTGCTGAACATACTAGGCAAGGCGGCGGAGGTCTTTGCCGCTATGCCTGTGCCCGTGCAGATGGCAGTGTTCGCGTTCGGTGCCTTGCTCGCCGCAATCGGCCCGGTGATTTACATAATCGGCACGTTGATTTCTTCCGTCGTGGCCATGGCACCAGCGGTGACACTGGTGAAGTCCGGGATGGTGGCGATGGGTCTTGCGACCACCGGAGTCACGGCCGGTTTCTGGAGTCTGATGGCAGTGCTCGGTCCTGTCACAATCGCGATCGGAGCGTTGCTCGCTGCCTGGAAGATCGGGCAGATGGAAACTGTTAAGAACAAGATTGCGGAATGGACGCTGCGCCTAGGCGGAATGAATGCCGAGCAGGCGAAGGCTGCAGTCGCCGCCACTGCCGCAGGTATCGCGGCGTCGAAGCAGGGTGAGGCGGTCAAGCACGCGGGCACGGTGGCCGTGGCTGCGCATGGCGGCGTAACGAAAGCCACTGGCGCGTTGATGACGGCGTCGGACAAGCTGACAGAAGCGCAGAAGAAAGGCATCATCGCGCAGATCTCCGGCAACGACAAGAAGAAGGAAGGTGCTGACGCCGCGCTGGCTGCGGCTCGTGCGGTTGATACGCTGCGACATGCCGAAGATGATCTGGCACGGTCGCAGGGTATGCAGACGTCTCGAACAATTGATCCGAGACTGGCCGCCGACAAGGACTACCGCGCGCAGCGAAACGCGGAAGGCCTTGCAATGCTGAAGGAGGACGCGGCTCGACTGGATGCAGAAGAAGCAAAGTATCGGGCATACCTGAACGAAAAGTATGAGGAGGAGATTAGACAGACGGGACGTGCGCAGGACGCGGCAAAACTAATTGAAGAGGACATGGATGCGTGGCGGCGTCATCAATCCAACATGGCGGGCGAAGCGGAGATTGAAGCGGAGCGCGTGCGCCTGCTGAAGAAGAAAGGTCTGTGGTCGAAGTCGGCGTTCGAGATTGGCGGCATCGTCAAAGGTATCTTCGAAACGTTCGGGTCCGCAATCTCAGGCATGATCACGAATCTGATCTCGAGCATCTCCAGCAAGCTGACTGGGTGGCTCGGAAAGTTTATGCCAGGGTGGGCCGCGCAAATGGTTGGCGGTCTCACGACGTCTCTCTTGGGTGGACTCACGCAGTCCCTCACGAAGACCATCGGCGGAAAGCTGTTCGGCAATTTGCTTGGTGGCGGTGGTCCTGGCGGCGGATTGTTGGGTGGGCTGTTCAAGGGTGGCGGACTGCTCGGGAAGCTTGGCGGCATGTTCGGTGGCGGTGGTGCCGCAGGTGGCGTCGGTGGCGTGGGTGGTGCCGCAGGTGGTGCAGGCGGCATGATGGGCAGTCTCGGTCCACTGTTGACGAATCCAATCACTGGCATCGTGGCTGGTGGTTTGGCACTCGGCTACGGAATTATCAAGAAGGGTTTGTTCCGTGGCGGCGAAGAGCACATGAAGGTGAACAAGCCACGTGAGCAGTTCATTACGGGACTGGGCACCGGTGAAGCCGGTGGCACGAAAGAAGGCGCGTGGAACCAGTTGAACGAACGGCTCTTTGCCATCACCGGCAATACGAATCTCATGCAGGCGTTGGCGAAAGCTGACACGGAAAAAGATTTCTTGGCCGCGAAGGAAGCCATCCTCGAGAAGTTGGAGTCGGCAAAGGCGGTTGCAGGAACTGCTGAAGGCACCGCAGCCGGTGTCACCGCATCGACGGAGATGACGACCTTCCTTCGCGAGAATGTGGAAGTGAATCGTGAACTGTTGGCGGCGGTTCGCCGCACCGAGACCGAAGGCAGCAGCATCCGAGACCTGACTATCGCTCCGGTGTTTAACGGTACACTGGCAAATGAGATGCGTGCGTTTCTTCGAGATGAACTTCTGCCCTTGACGATTCAAGTGCTTCGCGATCACGGTGGATTGAGGAAAGATTTGGCAGGAGTCGTTGAACAGGAGTTGGTAACGGCATGACGTACTACGCGCCAGGAAACATACTGTTCACGATGCCTTCAAATATCGTGACATCGTTAGCAACGATCACTCTGCCGCTTGGAACGCTCTCGTTGAATCCGGACTATCAACTGCCGTCGTTGTATGACGGGAATCCAGCCAAGCCGTGTTTGATTGTCGGTCCAGCTGAGATTTTGTTTGACTGGGGATCGGCTCGACGTATCGACGGGTTCAGTCTTCCGCATCATAACCTGGCTGCGGGATCTGAAGTGAATGTTGAACTCAACGCCACGAATTCCTGGGGGTCCCCGACCATTTCGGTTCCACTTGTGATCGGTCCGATCTATCGAGACGGTCATCGTGCATCTCCATGGCTTGATTTACGAGATGCGGCTGGATACACTCCAACTGGGTTTCGCTATGGACGCGTAGACATCCCTCAGGGAGTTACGATCAAACTCGGGGAAGTACTGTGGCTGTCTATACTGGATGATTTTTCACGATGGCCTATGTTCGGAGGACAGCGTGGAGTCCGTCGTCGATTCCTTGAAGCGCTAGAAACCGAGTATGGAGTGGTGCGTGTGCATCGTCGAAAAATTCGACAGCGTACGTTTTCATATCCCATCAAGTTGACCGACGTGGATGTGAATCTGTTGAACGAACTCGGTGACGATACGGGTGGCTATGCGAGAGCGTTCTTCATTGTACGAGATTCTAAAGTGAAGAATGACGGAGGCTTGTACGCCCGTCTTACACGTGATACGGCAGAGCAATTGAACGTTGAAGAAGAATGGGATGGGTCAAATCCCTTTACGATTTCAGTGATCGAAGTATCGCGTAGTTTACCGTTGTAGGAGAAACCATGTCTTTGTTATTCATTGACAGTCACGACCATTACGACTTCCAAGGCTACAAGCAGAAGTATACGACCGGGCTACTGGCCGGTGTAGAGTTGAGCAAGGGCCGTCACGGCACATACGGCACTTCCCCGTGGGGTGCGCTCATTGCTCCGTGGAATCCCGGTCCTGGACATGCGAGGGTGTTGATCGGTTCGGCCATCGGAGTGAACTTTGGGCCGGACGGGTTCTACGGGATCGGGGATATCGGTACGAACCTCTGCGGACTCGGGATGCAGGTGGACGGTCGTTTGCGGTTCAATACGCCGGGTGGAACGTATTACGATTCCGATCCCGATATTCTCAAGTCTAATCTCGGTCGATGGTATTTCATCGAGTTGGACGTGACGATAGATATTTCTAGTGCGGTGCCGCCGATGGAATATCGAACCTTGGCCGTTAAGGTTTACGTAGATGGAACAAAGGTCATTGATCAAGCAGGCCCAAGCCCGTGGTCACCAACGCATCTTGAATTCCCTTCGGCGTTTGGATGGTCGTTTGTCACACGGGGTGGCGTAGGGTCTGGGCAAAACGCCGATGACTTCTATCTTTGTGATGGAGCCGGTGGTGCACCGTTTAACAATCTGCTTGGTGACGTACAAACCGGCGCGATTTTTCCAAACGGAGTTGGGTTCATCAATCAGTTCACGCCATCGGCTGGAGCCAATTGGGAGAACGTGAATGAAGAGGCGGGTTCTGTGGCTCCTGATGATGATACGACATACAACGCATCGCCAACCAACGGACACACGGATCTATTCACGATGATGGACGTGGATACGGACGATACGTTGATGGCAATCCAGATGCTCATTAGTTCGCGTCGAACCCAGGAAGGGTTCGCATCGTTGACGCCGATGTTACGACAGGCCGGGGTGAATTACGACGGGTTGAACCGGCAGTGTTCTCCGGCGTATCTGTATCGGCATCGAGATGTGCGTGTGTTAGCACCGGACGGATCGGCGTGGACCGATGCGATCCTCAACGCGATTCAAGCCGGATACCGGCGTGGAGTATAAGCCATGATGCGATGGACCGAAGGTTTCGAGTCGTCGTCTCAAAACTCTGATATTCTTTCAGCGTATGAGGCGGGGAGTTTTTCAATTCAATCCAGCACTGTCCGAACCGGAGCCAGGTCTGGACAAGGAGGACCGGGAGCGTGGGCACTTACAAAGTGGTTGACTTTTTCAGGAGATCCCATTTGGGGTATTGCTGCCTTTGTAGTTTCTTCTTTTGGTTACGTTCGGGGTGTCTGTTGTATCATCGATACGGATCACGCAACAGAACATCTCACCGTTACGATCAACACGAGTGGATTCCTTGAAGTTCGGCGTGGCGGAGTAGCGGGAACAATCCTAGCTACCGGGACAACTCCGCTTACTGCAAATACGTGGTACTACATCGAGCTCAAGGCCAACATCCATGACTCCACTGGATCGTATACGCTGCTGCTTGACGGAGCAACAGAGCTTACGGCTAGCGGGGTGGATACACGGAACAGTGGGAACGGAGTAGCTGGTGGGATTAAGGAAGGTTTTGGATCTGGAGCCGATTACTGGTTGGACGATTGGTATGTCTGCGACACGAGCGGAAGTCTGAACAACGACTTCCTTGGTGGAGTAAAGATTGAATGCGTATTACCGCAGACGGATGCCGTAGCGGCGGGAAGCAATGCCGGTCTAACGCCGTCAACCGGAACGGATCACGGCGCGCTGGTGGATGAAACGGATGCCAACGGAGACACTGATCACAACTTCAGTTCGACTGTTGGGGCGAAGGACACGTATAACTTTCCGGCATTGGCGTTAACAGGCGCTGTGAAGTGCACGCACCTTCGCTTGTTCTGCCGGAAGACGGATACCGGTGATCGTCAATTGACGCCGGTGACTCGTTCGGCAGGAACCGACTACGACGGCACTCCGCAGGTGCTCACGTCTGTTCACGGCTATACCGTTCGTGAGATTCGAGAAACCGATCCGGCAACCGGAGTAGCATGGCTTGTATCTGGAATCAATTCTGCAGAGTTTGGCGCAAAGATCGCAGGCGCGTAATCCATGCCTGTTACCCTCTCCGGGTCTTCGTCTCACGGGAAGACGACTGGGCCTGCGTCTTCACTGACTGTATCGCATACCAGTAACAGTGACCCGCTGTATGTCTGGTTGAGCGTTGATGATGTAGCGGAAATTTCAACAACCGTTACGTTCAACGGAGTTGCGCTTAGTCGTCTTGGTCGAGTTACGGGGAACGGACGAACCGTTGAACTCTGGTTTATTCGTTTACCCGGAACAACGACGGCCGATGTCGTTATCACCCCAGGAGTCAGTCGAGAGATTACGGCGGTTGTCCATAACGTCAATGGGGCGGATATGGACGGCGTGTTTCGTAATCTCGGAGTTGCGACCGGATCCAGCACTGCTCCGTCTATCGCTATTTCCAGCGCCACGAACGATCTTGTTCTCGACTTCTGCGTCAGCGACGGAAATAGCGCAACGCTATTCGCGGTTGGTGCAAGTCAGACGCCGGTTCACGAACAGGAAGCGGCCGATACAGACGAGAAGTCCGCGTCCAGTTATGAAGCCGGGGCTGGATCCGTTACGATGTCCTGGACGCTGGCGGTCAGCGATGCCTGGACGATAGCCGGTGTTTCTATTCCAACTGATGGAACCGTTGCAGCGGTTGATGCTCGGCTTTCTCAGGTAGCGGTTGAAGTCCCGCACGCGTATTCGCTAGCGGACAATGCGGCGCGACTTTCTCAGGTAGCGGTTGAAGTCCCGCACGCGTACGATCAATCCGTTCAAAATCTGGCTCGGCTTTCTCAGGTAGCGGTTGAAGTCCCGCACGCGTACGATCAATCCGTTCAAAATCTGGCTAGCCTCTCCCAAGTGGCGGTTGAGGTAGTTAGACTACCTTCACAAGCAGAAGTTCTATACGCCTACCTATCCCAGGTTGCGCTTGAAGTTTGCGTGCTCCCGGTTCCACCGGACGCACGGCTCTCACAGGTCGCACTCGAAGTCGTTCACGACATTGCGCCATCTGATACGCGTGCTACGCAAGTCGTTATCGAGACACTATCTCAGCAAGATGGAGAAGCGGCCGTCACGCAAGTCGCTATTGAAACGCTATCCAAGAACCTCGATACCGATGTCCGTGCGTCGCAGGTCGTTATCGAAACGATCTCAGACGGTCAACCGTCCGATCTTCGCGCCACCTCCGTCGTTATAGAGTTCATACGCAAAATTCCAAACCATCCTGAGGAAGGCGCCAGCCTGTGTCTTATTGAGGATGACCCGATCCTCTTTGCATCATGGTTACCGGATCCTGCTAGTCCCAGAAAATGGTATGCAGAGACATCTCTCGACGATGTGATCAATTACTACGGTGGATGGAAAGACGATCGTCTTCTGGGTGTTGGAGAAATTCGTCGATCACTTTCTAACACTGATTGGAATTACGAAGTTGGAACCTTCTCCGTAGATTTTGCCGATGAGGACTACGCCATTCGAGACGTAATTGAAGACGGTCCGGGATCGTTTTTGAACAATCGTGAAATTGAAGTCTTCATGGTCTCTCCGGAAGGACGAAATAATCAAGACGTAGCGATGAAGATCGCTGCTGGCTTTACGGACTCTGACGTATCGATTGACGACTTCGATCAGGCAATGTCGGTTCGATTTTCGTGTAAGGATCGAGTGGGGACGGCGTTGGGTTGGGGTCAAGATGGCGAAGCCGGTCTTCCTCGTCGAACACTTACCAGTGATACATTACCGGACGTGTTGGCGAATGTTTACGGTAAGACAGCACCGTATCCATATGGAGACTTAACTCGAGACATTGTTATTCCATCTGGAATATTTGCATCTGGTATTGATTACGAACATCCATGTGCAAGGGTGCTGGCATGGCCGGTACGAAGAGACGTTGTACCTCCATCTGGCTATGCAGGCTTATGGCACGAGTTTATACTCGGTGGCTGTGCTATCGTAGATGTTGATGCGTGGGTATACGATCCTGCACCGAATGATTTAACTTTCCAAGCGCTTGCTGGAATTGAAATTTCAATGGGAGACGGAACCGAGTGGCTTGTACCGGGTTCAACGGCTCCACTCTATCGAGATGTGGTTGGTGGCGATAGCGTGACCCGTCGTTTCGCTTTCATGTATGGACAAGGACCGAAAGCCGATGCCGTAGTAGCAGGCACCGCGAAGTTAACGGTTAACATGAAAGGTGTTGAAACGAGAGGTGACGGTACTGGAACCCTTATCACTGACCTGTTCGATCAAAATCTTCATAAACTCGAAAACCTCGTCATGGTAGACGGAGAAGGGTATACGACTGGGGCGTGGACCTCTCCGCGTTTGTTCGGCAGTGAAAACATTTATCTCGTGGATCGGATCGGACACGCCGATCTTCAAACGATGAGAACGGATGAGTTGATCGGTGGTCCCGGATTACCGGAGTGGACTGGTGTCGGTATTCTCGGAGCATTCGGTGAACGGATTTCGGTGTCGGATGAATTGCGTCGACAACAAATGTGTGCAGATTTTCGATACGGGCCAAATCGACATTGGCAAGTAACGATGCACGCCATCAACAAGAACTTAACTTTTGACGAGTGTGCGCCGTTGTTGGACATTCACGATATTCATATACGGTCGTTCAAACCGTATCCGCGTCAGTCGGAGATGTTCAATGACCTTCCGTATCGGTGGCGTCGAGATTACTCAGAGGACGGGAAATGGTTACGGGATAACTACCGAACTACAAACGAACAGTCTATCGAGGATCATCGACTGAAGAGAGAGATGAGTCGACTTGAATTCCATTACTTGGATCACGATACGATCATCAACTATTTGACTGGAGTGATTCGTCGACGACGGAGTATCATTCCTTGGTACGCACGCGTTACAGGTTCTATGTGTTTGCGTGATCAGGATTACGATATCGGGAGGTCTGTTCGACTGACGCACTGGCGCGGTCTCCGTCCGAATGGATGGGTAGACCGCCCGTTGTGGATTCTGGCCAGTACGATTGATCCACCAACGCGCCGTGTCACGCTTGAACTGCTCGATTTGTTTTTACTGCTTGACACGATTGAAACTGAATTTCCTACTGCATGAAGGAGCGCGGATATGAAGAACGAGTTTACGTCGAAGGGAATTGGGAAGCTGGCATCCATCGGCCTGACCCGGCCGTGGGACCTGACCGACAAACAGATTCAGAAAGTGTGCGCGTCCGTACTGACGCAACGACCGGACAAAACCGCCAAGAAAAGAAGTAAATCGGAGGACCTATGACGTCGGACAAATCGTGGGGAGTGGAACGGTGGTTGGCGGTACTGACCTTCTGCGCCAGCGTCGTGATGGTGATCTTCGGCGTGGGGATGCAGTGGCAGAAGACCTCCGCCATCGAAACGTCGGTGACGGAGTTAAGAGGAGACTACGTTCGTCGCGATGTGTACAACTCGGATCAGCGTGCGTTGCGTGAAGCAATCGACCGACTGAGTGCGGCCATCAGTCAAATGGCCTCACATGAACGTACGCACGCGCCTGAGCCGGTGACCAGATGAATCTGACACGCATGACCGATCAGCTGTGGTTCCACGAAGGCTTTCGATCGAAGCCCTACCGAGATACGGTGGGCAAGCTCACGGTGGGCGTGGGCTACAACCTGGACGATCGCGGACTGACACCGATGACGGTCGCGCTCGGGCGCGCGATCACGATGGCGTACCTGAACGATATCGGACTGACCGAAGCCGAAGGTCGCACGGTGCTGCAGGCAGACATTCGGCTCTTCGAACAGAGCGTGCGAAAACGTTTCCCGATGTACGACCGATTGACTGAAGTGCGGCAGCGTGTGGTCCTGGACCTTGCGTTCAACGTGGGCACCGCGAAGGCTCTGGGATTTGTTAGCGCCATCAGCGCTATGACCGCCGCGTTGCAACAGACGGATCCCCGCATCGCACAGTTCTGTTACGACGCCTGTTGCTTCCACCTGATGGACTCGCTGTGGGCGAATCAAGTGGACGACGGACTGGGTGGGAAGTACGGACGGGCAGATCGGTTATGCCGCATGATGCGCACAGGAGAGGACTACGTAAAGTGAAAGCACCGAAGCTCAAGTGGTGGCAGCAAATCGCGAAGGCGATCGCGGGCACCGTGGTGAAGAAATGAATCGGTTCGTGCGCGTGCTCACTGCGCCGGTGCGCGCGGTCAAGCAGACCGGACGGTTACTATCGCTGCGGAAGCGAGGCGTCGACGTCCTTGACGTGCTCGACGAAGGGAAGGCGGACTGGGATAACGATCCGACGCCAGCGGATCGACGTGGCGCGATTTACGCGACCCAGGAGTTCTGGCTCCGTGCGTTGACGGCCGTGCGGGAACTTGTTCTGGAACTGCCGTTACCGGAAACGTGGATCAGGAGAATCACTATGTGGAAGAACTGGCGGACAACGTTGGCGGGGATTGGAACACTGTTGGCGGTGGCAATCAAGGTGGCAACCGAAGGCGTGGGCGCGTTCACGTCAACCGATGCCGCGTTGGTGACGGGTGCCATTGGTCTCGTCATGGCCAAGGATTCGAACGTGACCGGAGGCACCATTCGACAGTAACCGAATTAGAGCTACCGCGCGCAAACCGGCCGGTGGCGTCGTCCCCCGGCCGGGCACCCACCTGTGCTCTCGGTCTGCACCCGGCCAGACGCCCATTCCGCCCTGCCCGGCCCACAAGGGTTGTCCGGGTGGCCCACAAGGGCCACGGCTCAGGGTCTGCCCTGGGCTGGCGTCCCCGTTAACCCTGGCCATCTGGCGGTAAGTCCCCTGTTCACAAAGGGTTACGGACGGGATTTGGCCCGGTTTGGCCCGGTTTGGCCCGGTTACCCGGCCGGGTGGCGGTCGTCCCCCGGCGGATGACCAATTTAGCGGCCGCACGGCTGGCGCCGAACACACCCGACTCTTCCACCGCGCGACGAATGTATTTGGTCAGGACCCACGTGTGTTTGAATCCGCTGCCGACGTTTCCTTTTCGCTGAATCACTTTCAACAAATTCAAATCGTCCATCAACCGTCGCACCGTCGTCATCGGGTATCGCGTAATTCTTGAGACGTCCGCTACGGACACTTCTGTCAGCGGACCCTGTGACCACATGGCGCCGATAATATCTTCGGCCCGCTGCGACACGGTATCGAGCATCACCTTGCGCACGATGCGGTAGTCGTCCAGGTTCACCGCCTTGCGTCCGTGCACCACGGCCAACGCGCGCGCGAGCTTCGACAACTGGATGCCGAGACGCGATCCGACTTCGGCGAACGGCCGACCCATCATCATGTCAGAGTTGTACTGGTCTCTCGAGACCGTGCCTCTCAGGCGCGCACCGAGTTGCGCCAGCGAGATGATACGCTTGTGCAGAACGTTGTCCAACTTCGGTGCGTCCATATCTTCGAACCGATACTCGAGGAAGTTCGACGTGACCTCGGCAAGCTCTTCCCGCATCTTCGTATCTTGGTCCACGTTCTCAATCGCTCTCGAGATGATGTCCTCTTCCTGGTGGTGGTGCAGGTTGTCGCCCATCACATACTTCAGGAACCGTTCGCCGAGTGCGGCGTGCCGGCTTCCGATTTCGTAAATGCGTGGCGTCACCGCTGCGATGATTGTGAAGTGAGACTTGTACATGCGCTCAACGCCGTTGCCGAATACTTTACCGCATTGGCCGTCGTAGGCGTCGCGGAGGATGCTGAAGATTTCCTCCATCTCGTTCTCTCGCAACCCGAGGATGGACGTGAAGTCTTTGATGACCAGCACCTTGCCGTGCAAACGCGGAATGAGCGATGGGTCGGCCGCACCAGCAACATTGCTTCCAGAGATCAAGGAGTGCGCGGTGAGACTGGATGTGGCGTACGACTTGACATACTCGGTCAAGCCCGCTAGCGTAATTGTTTTCGCGCCGCCAGGAGGCGACACCAGGAACAGCCACACGGGTGGACCCTGGATCTCCTGGCTCAGCGCCGTGGCGAGCATGACATCGATGGCGTCGGTGTTCGGTAGGTGCAACCACTTGCGGTAGACCGCGTGCACGTCCTCTAACTTCGGAATGTGCGACGGCCGTTCCCGTGTGACCGGTGCCTTCGCAACCAGTTTAATAACCCTACCCGACTCGGTGCGCACGTTGCTGCCCGATCGACGCGGAGATTTCTTTACCAACGACAGCAAACGTTCAAGGCATTTCGAAAGGTTGCCTGTGCCTTTCTTCAAACCGTAGATGAGCCAGTCGCGCGTATCGAACCCAGTGGGCAGTTCGTCTGGCCAGTGCACGAACGAGAGCGACTTCGCTACCGGACCCAGCTTCTGATGCAGCGACTGTTCGCCCTTGCGTCCCGGTTCGTCGTGGTCGTAGAGCGCCGTCACTCGCCGGCCGGAGAACCATTTGAGCCAATCGCGTTTGAAGATGCCTGCACCGGGCACGGCCACAGTGAGGCCTTCGCTTTTCGTTTTGCGCAACAGCCACGCCAGCGCCATGGCGTCCCACTCGCCTTCGCAAATGTAAACGGGTTCGTCCAGACGATCGCCGAGATGCTCCGCACCCATCAGGCCCACGTGGCACCCGGCTGTGCTGCGCATCGCTTTCTTTTTCAAACCGTAGAGACGGATGTCAACGACGTTGCCGTCAAGGTTGCGAATCGGAACGGCGTACTGCGTGCCTGTCCATCCGATGTTCCACGGTTTGAACGCGGACTGCGGGAGTTGCCGGTGTGCAGCCAATGCCGCGATCTGATCCGTGTCGAAGGCTTCGCCGTAGTCTTCGGCAATCGCATCTAGGAACTGCGTCACGTTCCCTGACATGCCAGCCGTCTTGCTGTCCCACAACCACGTGGTGCGGTTGACGTAGAACTTATCCTCCTTGCCGGTGAAGGGGCAGGTGCCGTAAAGTTCGTCCCCGCGCGTGCCGGAGAAATCGACACCGTGCATTTCGAACAGTCGCGCCGTTGGATACTTGTCGTAGTCGATTTTCACTACGCCGCTCGTTTCAAGAAGTAAACTTCCTTCGCATCGTTCCAGGAAGTGGATGTCAGTTTCATTCCAACCGGCAACGGAACCGGAAGGTTTGGAACGTAGTGTGAGTCCATCTGCATCAACTGAATAATCTTGCGCATCAACGCGGCACTGTGGTCTCGAAGTAGGATTTCACAAATGCCTTCGTCGTGGACGCTGCCGACCAGGTGAGACCGGTCGTAGTTCGCCAGCAAGTGTTTATCAATTCGCACCAATGCTCGTTTCAGGATTTCTGCCGACGAACCCTGGACCATATAATTCACGGCCTTGTATGCGAACCGTTTCTCGATTGCGTACTCTCGCCCAAACAGGTTCGTCAAGATGCCGGTATCGCGCACCTGGTCGATGACGCGATTCATATAGTCTCGGACGCCGGGCAGGTTCTCGTTGAAGTCGTTTACGAATTCCTCCGCCTCCATCATCGAACAACGAATCAGGAAAGCAATCTTTCCGATGCCTCCTCCGTAGAGTCTCGAGAACAGAATCATCTTGGCGCGCTGTCGCCACCACTTAATGAGGCAGCCCTTCTTGTGGCGGCTCTTCTCGAGATCCCAGTTGATGATGTAGGCGTTGTTCCGTTTAATTTCCTGTAACACTTCCTTCCAACGGCCGCACGTGCAGAAGTCGTCGCGATGTCCCCATGCCGCTTGTGCGGTGGAGAGATGAAAGTCGCTGCCCGATAACAACGCGCGCATCATCGCCTTCTCTTTGGCGACAAACGCAAACACCCACACTTCGATCTGAGAGTAGTCTGGCAGATACCACAGGTAGCCCGGTCTCGGTCCCCACGCCTCACGCTGTCGTGCGCGCATGTTGGCGTGACGCCTCGACGTTTCCGCTGAAGCAATCTGTTGTGTGTTCGGATCGTGGCAGGAGAACCGTCCGGTCTTCGCACCGGCTTGATCCCAACCAGGGTGCACCATGCGTGATCCGTCTAAGCGCCCACACAAAAAGTATTCGTAGCTGTCGAGATACTCAACAACCTTCTTGCCGGCCTTCCATTCCAATGCGGCTCGCGCAATCGGACAGCCGTCGTCACCGTCGCCGTCCACGTCTGCACCGGCGTTCGAACCGCGTGCCCACGCCATCAACTGCTCCGCGTCAATCTTCGCGGAGGTCACGTTGCCTGCATTGTCCCTGTTGTAGGTCTTGGCGTCGTAGCCCAACGTCTCAATGAACACCGCGTTCATTTGCTTGCTGGACTGCAGGTTCAGTTTGCCGTAGCCGAACTTCTTCAGGCGACGCCGCATGGTGCGCATGTAGTCGGTATAGAACTCGTGGAGTTCTTTTCCCACCGGCTGGAGATACGTCATGCCGTATCGTTCCATCCGCAGCGTCGTGTCCAGCAATTTCCGTTCCCATCGATACACATCCCAGAGACGTCCGCCTTCCTTTTTGTTCTTGTCGAAGAAGTTCATGGACGTCTTCCACAGCAGCGCACAGCGGATGGGATCCGCTTCGCCGTAGGTCTGCACGAGCTCGGTGAGTTCAGGCAGCCAGTAATCTGCGTAGGCAGGGTTCTTCAGATGAGAGACCTTCGTGGCGATGGCCCATCCCCTTTTCTTCGCGGCCAGTCGCGCTCGCTGCGTCGCCTTCTTTAACGCCTTCTCGTCGTCGTTGGGGAACCGGAAGTTTTTTACGGTGAGTGCTTTCAATCCGTAGGTCATCTCATCGCAGATGACCATACGCCACATGACCTTCGTGTCGTCCTTCCTGCACCGCCAGTCCCAGTCGATATCCGGCTGTGCGGTCATTCGGATTTCGAACGCCATGTTGTGCGCCACTACGGTCATTTTCGGATCTTCGACTTTCGAACGGAGCCAGCGCATCTCCGCACGACAATTGTCCCAGGTCACTTCGCGTGTATATGGATTCACCTCGCCACGGAAGGAGGCGACCTGTCCATCGATGTTCGCAACCTGGAACATGAACGGACGGTCAACCGCCATACCTAAACGTTTACGACGTAGCGTTGGCCACGGCTGTAGGCCAGTGGTCTCCGAGTCGTAGAACAGAACGCTGTCAGGCGTTCGAATCATTAGTCCTCTTCTCGATGTCGCGGATTGCCTGGATGTTCAAACAGAATCGCCGGGTCGTTCGGGTCCACAAGGAAATCCGCGTCGCATTTCGGATCTGGATACAGATCGTCGAACAGTTCCGTCAACTCTGCTTCAGAACGAATCGTTTTCCTTTTGACGGTGTGTTGAGTTTGATGATCTCTTCCCATGGGATGCGCGCCTCCAAGTGGCCCCACGTCGGGGCGAAGTCTGTTGCGAGTCTCGCCAGCCCAACGGAACTGCGGCTGCGATTTTCCTTCAGTCCGATACCGCCTTCGTCCATTCGGTGTTTCGTAAACGGTGCGTCGAGCGTTGCGCGGAAGTCGACGAAGCCTTTACTGATCAACCACATTGTGAAGTAACGGTCTGCATAGCAGGGCAGATCAAGCGGATAGCGGAACGCTTTAAGCATTTGGTGTGACACGCACCGAAGGATCCAACCTATCTTCCGATACACACGGAGGTCTTGGTTCGTGACCATCGTGCGTGCAATTAGGAATCGGTCAAAGAACTCTGCCGTGGAATGCGCGCCAGCCATATGCACCGGCGTGCCCCACTCCGCTGTCGCGCGCACCAAGTTCGTGAACGAGGTTCGGGGGAACCGGCAGTTGTCGTCGGACATCACGTAGTAATCGTAGCCGTGTCTCACCGCCGCGCGTCGCAGAACCTCCAAGGCTTTTCCAACGCACGCATCTGGATTGTCGTAGTCAACCAGCCGCACTTTCGGAAGGGCGTCGAGCACGGGACGATACGCGTGGAGCTCTGCCGAATCAATCGCCAGGTAGGTGCCTGTGCGGTTCCACGTTGCGTGCATTGTCTTCAACGCCTTGAACATGATGTCGGCGCGTCCCCTGGACGGAATGAGATGCGCCACCGTGACGTCGCCGTTGTGCGTGGATACTTTCATCCAACTATATCCATGCACGCGCCGCTCATATACGACGTGGCGTTGTACGAGAGTTGAACGATGAACTCTGCGACCGCCTTCACGGGAAACTCCAAGCCTGTGACACTGCCCGCTTTGAAGTAGTCGCTGGCCTGTTCCGGTGTCCACCCACGCATCTTACATACCTGCGCGTCGATGTAGCGGCTCATGCCGGTGTCGGCCATCTTGCCCGGCCGCACACCGATAAACGAAACTCCGCGCGGCTTAGTCAACTCGCGTGCCATCTGCTTCGTGGCCATGTCCATCGCTGCTTTGGAAATGTTGTAGGCGAGGGAGTGTCGCATCGGCCGCCACGCCGCGTCGGAGATCACGTTGATCACCGTGCCCTTGGACCAGGACAAGGACTCCAGTAGAGCCTTCGTCAGCATGATCGGGCCCACGCAGTTGACCGCCATCACTTCATGCAGGAACGTATCGCTCAGGTTCACGAACTCTCGAACCGCGTTCATGCCGGCATTGTTGATCAACAGATCGATGTGTCCGCCGAACTCGAGTTTCGCAGCGACAGCGAACCGCGCTATCGATTCTGGGTCCAGCAGATCCATGTGCCTCTGATTGCTACGCACATGATCGGGCTGATGCGTCGTTCCCAATACAAGGTGAGAATCAAACTCGTACCTGCGCCTCAACTCCTGGCCCAGTCCACTGCTGGTGCCTGTTATCACGATGTTCATTTGGGTTCCATTCCTTTCTCTTCCAGTCGTTGCAACACTTGGATCATGCGGACGCAGTACACCGCCATGTCGCTGAGCGTTTCCTGCATGTCGCCAACCGCACCGGTGAGACCTGAGGAGTCTACGAAAAACTGTCGACTGCCTCGTGCCTGTTCCATTTGCGTTTCGAGCCGGCCGAACTTTCGCTGGATGTCCCAGTACGCGCCCCAGGTCTCGCGTTCGAAGGATCGAATATCCGTCAAACGAAAGTCGCCGTACTGATCTACCTTCCGTGCGCCGATGTATCCCAGCGTGTGAAGCAGGCCGGTATACTCCGCTTGGAACGCTCCGCCTCGTTCACCCTTTAGGTTTGCGGGATCGTATCCGGCGTGTTCGAGGAGTCGGCACGCTAGCTTGCTGAAAGACACGTGAACAATTCCTTTCCCTGTGCGATGGATTCATTCACGACCGGCGTCTTGGACGCGTGACCAACCAGGCGTTGAATGATTTTGATCGGACAGCCGAGCCGATCGTTTACATAGGCGTAGCGGTAGCGTCGCCGGGTGCCTGTGTGAAACACGGTCTCGGAAACCTGCATCACGGTGAACCCTTCCTCCTGCAGGTCCTGCAACTCCTTCACCAGCGTGTCGAGCGTGTCGTTCTTGATCTGGTCGTTGCAGTGGTAGCCGAAGTGCGACAGCTGCCCCGGCGTATTCAACTGATACGACTGGCCCACAATGAGTTCCAGCAGTTCGAACTCGAGTGGCGCCATCACGTCGTAGTTGAACGCCAGGTGCACGCGGAAGGAACTGCCCATCAATTCCTTTATCGACGGGTGGAGGTAGATGTGCATCGCATCCACCGTATCTCGAATCCATTCATGCACGCCGCTACTCACGTACCGGCGCACGGTCTTGTTGATGTCGCTAGTGCGCAACGCAATCTGTCCGATGTTAAGCATTTTCATTCTCCAAAAAGAAATCCGGAGGCGCTGCAATCTGCGGGTTCTTCTTACGTACTTCCCGACGCAGTTCCCAACGCATTCATGGAGTGATGTCCTCCGACTAGGTATCCATCTCCGGGCGAAACACGCCTACGTCCTCTTCTTCTTCGCCTTCTTCTTCGGCTCTTCGACATCCAGGATCTTGTCGATGCCGACCTTCACGACCTTGCCTTCCTTCGTCCGCACCTTGATCGCGTTGTCGTCTTCGAGGACCTCAACGACTTCCGCCTTGACGACGCCGGACTTGAGCTTGACCTTGGCGATGGACCCGACGGTCACCGACACTTCGTCGTCCTCGTCCTCGTCGTCTTCGTCGTCGTCGTCGTCCTTGGCCTTCTTCTTTTTCTTGGCCTTGGGTTCGTCCTCGTCTTCGTCCTCGTCCTCGTCCTCGTCCTCGTCGTCGTCATCGACGGGCTTGGACTTCTTTTTCTTTTTCGGCTTCTCGTCCTCGTCGTCGTCCTCGTCGTCGTCGTCCTCGTCGTCTTCGTCGTCGTCGTCGTCGTCGTCGTCG